TTGCAACGAGCAGCAACAGCTGGAGCTTATTCAATGGCTGATGAACTGGGGCTTCCACGACCTAAGAATACAACAACTGTAAAACCTTCAGGTACGCTAAGTAAGATTATGGATACCACTGAAGGAGTACATAAACCCTTAGGTAAATATATATTTAATAACATTAACTTTAGTAAGCATGACCCGTTGTTAGATAAGTGTAGAGCAGCAGGATATAAAGTCTTTGATAACCCAAATGACCCTGACGGTACTCTAGTTAGGTTCCCTGTTAAATGGGATGATGTTAAGTTTGATGTAGTTGATGGGATAGAAGTTAACATTGAATCAGCTTTAACACAGCTTGAAAGATACAAGATGATACAGACTAACTACTGTCAGCAAAATGTTAGCTGTACAGTTAGCTATTCAGTAGAAGAAGTACCTGCAATCATAGACTGGTTACTAGATAACTGGGATATATATGTAGGTGTATCTTTCTTATTCAGAGCAGACCCTACTAAGACCGCAGAAGACCTAGGTTACCTGTATTTACCACAAGAGGTAGTCACTCAGGAAGTCTGGGAAACTTATAACAATGAATTACAAGAGATAGTGCTAGATGATTCAGACTCTCAAGGCGAGATTGAAAGCCAAGAGTGTGAAGGTGGCGCTTGTCCAGTTAAGTAATTACCCAAGTAAAGGAAGGATATGAAGATTTCGCAGTATAGTATTGATTTAATTGAGGATTTAGATAAGGTGTTCCCAAAAAGACACCCTAGTCTAACTGACTCAGAAAGAGAAATTTGGTATAAAGCAGGTCAGCGTTCAGTCGTTGACCTACTTCAATCATCAATAGAACACGGTGAGGAGGAAAATGAACTCCCTACTTTATTAAATAAAAACAAGGAAGACTAAAATGTGCACATCATTATTAGCGCCTAAACCTCCTGCAATGCCTAGCGCTCCTGCCCCTGTGGTAGAGCAAGATGCACCTGTGTTTAACCCAGGTTCAGAGCTAGACGAAGGAGCAATGGCGTCAACAGAAAACAAAAATAAACAAGGCAAGCAGAGTCTAAAGACTCACGACACTGGCCTAGCAATACCCTTATAAGGAATTAATCTATGGAAGAACAGGGCAAATATCAAGGCTCAACGGTAGCAGGGCTGTACTCTAAATTAGAGACGTATCGTTCACCTTTCTTACAGCGAGCTCGTGATTGCTCTGAGCTTACAATACCTACGCTTATACCGTGGTATTCAGCTACAGAACCTAACACACAAGGAACATACAGGTTCCCTACACCGTATCAAGGCGTAGGAGCTAGAGGTACTAATAACATAGCAAGTAAATTGTTACTGTCATTGTTACCTGCAAACCAGTCGTTCTTTAGGTTGTCCGTAGATAATAAAGTATTAGACGAATTAGGCGCTGCCAAAGGCGATGCAGAAGAGGCTCTTGTTGAAATAGAAAATAGAGTGCTGAAAGAAGTCAACTCATCTCAAATCAGAGTAAAAGTATTTGAAGCGCTTAAACATCTTATCGTAGGTGGTAACTCTTTAATGTATTTCCCTAAGGGTGAAAAGACTTTAAAGGTATATCCTCTAGGTAGATACGTAGTAGACCGTGATGCAGTAGGAAATGTGTTACATATTATTACTAAAGAAACTATGTCACCAGATACACTACCAGAAAAGGTTCTAGCAGAGTTAGAACTACCTGAGTCATCTGAAGATATCTCATGCTATACGCATGTTAAATGGAATGCAGCCACAAACAAGTGGGATGTGGAGCAAGAGATTGAAGGTCAAATAATTCAGTCCACAAAATTTTCATACGCAAAAGATAAGAACCCTTTCTTAGCTTTACGCTTAATTGTAGTAGACGGCGAAGCATATGGTCGTAGCTATGTAGAAGAATACCTAGGTGACCTTAAGTCACTTGAAGGATTAACCAAAGCTATTGTAGAAGGTAGTGCAGCCGCAGCTAAACTTCTTATATTTGTATCACCAAATGGTACAACAAGGAAGAGAACTGTAGCAGAAGCACAGAACTTAGCAGTAGTAGAAGGGTCAGCCCAGGATGTCTCAGCTTTTAAAGTAGACAAAGGTGGTGACTTTTCAGTTGCATTACAAACAGCTAATACAATTACAGAAAGATTATCTTATGCCTTTATGCTTAACTCGGCAGTCACTAGACAAGCTGAGCGTGTAACAGCAGAAGAGGTTAGATATGTAGCCAATGAATTAGAAGATACCTTAGGTGGTGTCTATTCGGTACTAGGTGCTGAGTTTCAGTTACCTTTTGCTAAGTTAATTATGGCAAGGATGCAGAGTGAAGGGGCTATTCCAGCATTACCCAAAGGAATGGTAGACCCAATTATTACAACAGGTGTAGAGGCTTTAGGCCGTACAGCTGATATGACTAAGCTAGATATGTTTACGCAATCCTTAGCAGTCCTTGGACCAGAGATGTTAGCCAAGCACATTAAGATAGATGAATACATCAAGCGTAGGGCAGCAGCTCTTTCTATAGATGCTAAAGATTTAGTTAAGTCTCAGAAAGAATTAGATGCAGAGATGCAACAAGCGCAGCAACAGCAGCAGCAAATGCAACAAGCTGAGATGATGAAAGCAGGAATACCAAATGCTGTTAAAGCAATGGGTGACAATGCTAACCAACAAACCGAAGAACAATTACCACCAGAGGAACCAATGCAATGAAGCTAGACTATTTAGAACCAGAAGAAGAAGTTAACGAAGTACAAGAAGAAGTTAAAAAGAAACCAGCTAAGAAAGAAAAGAAAAACCCAGCTGATTTAAGTAAGAACACTAAACGAACCGATAGATAATTAATTAAGGGAGCCGAACAAATGGCAGATTTACATCAAGAAGTATATAAAGGCGAAGATGAGGCGACAAGCCCAGAAGGTCATGAAGAAAAAATGATTAAGCTAGCAGAAGAAGCTGCAAAAGCACCTAGCGAAGGCATGGCTACAGACAATGTAGAAATATCACCTAAACCAGAGGGCGTACCCGACAAGTTTTACAACGCTGAAACTGGAAAGGTAGACTATGATGCACTGGCTAAATCATATAATGAATTAGAAAAGAAACAATCACAACCTAAACAAGATAAAGCTGAGGAACCTAAGACAGCCCAAGAAGCAGTAGAGAATGCTGGCCTTGATATGTCTAAACTCAGCCAAGAATATGCAGATAACAGTGGGTTAACAGACGGTTCTTATGAAGCTTTAAGTAAAGCAGGTATAGATAGAAACACTGTGGACCAATACATTGCAGGACAACAAGCACTAGCTAGTCAAGCACAAGCAGGCGCCTATGAAATTACAGGGGGCGAAGCTAATTATAAAGCTATGACTGAGTATGCTAAAGCCAACCTGACTCAAGAGGCATTACAAAGCTATAATACTGCGGTTAACTCCCCTGATAAAAGTGTGAGGGACTTAGCTGTTAGAGGGCTTCATGCACAATATTCTTCAGAGTCAGGCTCTGGCAACAATCTTGTTATGGGTAAAGGCAATGAAGTAACAGGCACAGGCTATCAATCTAAAGAACAAATGATAGCTGATATGAAGAAACCAGAGTATTTATCTGACCCAGCTTTTAGAGCAATGGTAGAAGGTAAAGTAGCTCGCTCGAACATCTAGAAGTTCTGGCAGCTTTCTCCCTCTGCCACTTTTAGATTAAGTCCTAGCCACCTCTCGGCTAGGCATGACCGCTACTAAGCGGCATACTGCCTCAAGTAAGACTTGCATAGCTCTCTTACGAACTGGATTCTTAAACTAACTATAAAGGATTCTAATATGTGGGTAAAACCAGAAGCAACTGAGCTCCGCTGGGGCTTTGAGATTTGCATGTACGTAGCAAACAGATAACATTTAAAGCCGTACGATTGACAAAACCTATTAAGTTAGGAAGGTAACACTATAAATAGCTTGTGTTACTCGGTGCGTTAGTCAAGCAGTAAGAAGTAAATCAAGTCCTCCCGTCCTGGGAGGCTACACACCTTATCAGGTGGTATTTTCACAAACTAAATGAAATTAGTAACAAAGCGGACCGAGGTCCACAACTATGTGAAAAAGGATTTTAAATGTGAGATGGTAACTTAATCTTATAATTTAAAAAAGGAATAGACAATTATGTCAGACGCAAACGCAAGTAGACTAGGCGCTATCAACGAAGGAGCAGACAAGAAAGCCCTCTTTCTTAAAGTGTTCTCAGGTGAGGTACTAGCTACATTTCAACAAAACAACGTATTCTTAGATAAAACTACAGTACGTACAATCGCATCAGGAAAATCAGCTCAGTTCCCTGCAACTGGTATAGCATCAACAGCTTACCATACTCCAGGTACAGAGATTCTTGGTGATGAAATCAAACACGCAGAAAGAGTTATTACTATTGATGACCTTCTAACTTCATCAGCATTTATTGCTAACATCGATGAAGCTATGAATCATTATGAAGTACGCTCTACATACTCTAGCGAAATTGGTCATCAACTTGCAAAAGTTATGGACGCTAACATCGCTCAAGTTATGGCACTAACAGCCCGTGAAACTTCAACTATTGACGGCCAAGCAGGCGGTACTACTTTATCTAATGCAACTTATGCAACAGATTCAGCAGTACTAGCATCAGGCTTATTCGATGCTCAACAAACACTCGATGAGAAAAATGTTCCAGATAATGATAGAAATGCTTTCTTCTTACCTGCACAATATTACCTTCTTGCTCAAAATACAACTGTAATTAATCAGTGGTATGACGGCAAAGGTTCTATCTCAGAAGGTACAGTATTGAAGATTGCAGGACTTCCAATTGTGAAGACTAACGCAATCCCTCAAACTAATGTAACTACAGGACCTGAGGCATACAAAGGTGACTTCTCAAATACAGTCGGCTTAGTAGCGCATAAGAACTCTTGTGGCACCGTTAAGTTAATGGACTTAGCTTCAGAAATGGAATATGACATCAGACGTCAGGGCACACTTATGGTAAGTAAGTATGCTGTTGGCCACGGTATTCTTAGACCAGAAGCTGCGGTTGAATTAGCTTCAGCGTAACAAACTTTGGTTCCTCCCTTTCGGGGGAGGTTCCTCACTAAAGGATATTTATATTATGGCACTACCACTAACTATGACTAGCTTATCGGAAATCGAGGCAGTCAACATAATGCTAGGTACTATTAGTGTGGCCCCAGTATCTTCTATTGAGGACTCAGGCTCACTTAATGTATCAGTAGCAAAACAAATGCTCTTTGATACATCAAGAGAAGTACAAACCTACCAATATTATTTTAATACAGATTCAGATTATCCGCTTAAACGGAACACAGATAATGAAATACCTTTACCAGAAAATACTTTATATGTAGCCCCTAACAGAGATTACTGGGCATACAAGGCTACCCCTAGGGGACAAAAGTTATACAACGGTAAAGACCACAACTATATTTTTGACAAAGATTTAAAAGGCAATGTTACATTTTTCTTAAAGTGGGAAGAACTTCCACAGGCAGCTAAACAATATATAGCTATTAAAGCAGCTAGAAAATTTCAATTAAGAATGTTGCCAGATGATTATACATCTAAGTATTCACAACAAGAAGAGCTAGAAGCAAAAGCACAACTAGAAGACTATGATGCAATGACTAGCGAATACAATCTTTCAGACAATAGCCTTACATTTCAAATATTAAATAGGTGGTAAAACATGGGCATGATAAACCGTAGTATCCCAAACATGTACAACGGGGTATCGCAACAGCCTCCAGCTTTACGATTACCTTCTCAAGCTCAATTACAAGAGAATGGTTTATCTAGTGTAGTAGATGGTATTAGAAAAAGACCCCCTACTAATTTTATAGCACAGTTAAATGACCACACAGAAGAAGACACATATGTTCATCTAGTAAATAG